GCATCACCTGATGAATAAATGTCATAGTTTATTACCGTTATGGTTGACAATGAGAACTGTTTTCATTTAAAAGACCGATATACGAAAGCATCTTTTCTTTACATTCTCCATTGGGATTACCTCCGCCAGCTTCCATTCCTGCCGCTGGCGGCTTTTTTTATCATGCCGCGGCATCCGCGTTGTTCACTTCCACCTTCACACTGTCAATCAGCAGCGTATATGTCGCCGCCTTTAATATGCCTGTCAGTTGCAGTTTGTCCGCCGCCCCTGATGCCGGAGATTTCACCAGTGTGAACGGCGTCCCCCGTTTCTCATCCAGTACCGGCGTCACCTGAATGCTGTTGTTTCCGGCAAACTCAAAAGCCAGTGTGTGCCATCCGTTATCAAAGACCCCGAACGTATCCAGCTTCGCATTCGGCTTCTTGTGGTACATCGCGTTCAGGTTCGTCGCATCCGTCTGCAGGAAGAAGGACATCAGCATGTCGTTGCCTTCCTCTGCCAGCGTCACTCCCTCCGGCAGGGACGACAACTGCCAGTAAATGCCCATGGCAAACCGATTCGGCACCAGTGAACCCGGCAACTTAAACCGTACGCTCACACGTCCCCCCTTCTTCAGTAACTCCACTCCCTGTCCGGCTGCATCATGCTCCAGAAACCAGATGTGGTTTTCCGGTTTATTCAGTTGCAGGGCCTTACCTCCCGTAGCCCCCGCATCACTGACCACCGCTTCAGCAATGTTTTTGTTAACATTGTCTCCGCTCGCCGGTTTGTGATAATAGCGCCAGCCCTGTGATGCCAGGTCTTCGCCGGACGCCAGCAGACTCATCAGGGTTCGGTTACTGACCGGGGCTTCCGGCTCTCTCTCCGTACCTTCACCGGAAGGTCCGGTGGGCTTCACCGTATCAGGCTGTTTTCCGGTAATGAATTCAGCGGTTCTCCCGGCATGCACAAGAATCGCCGTTGCCAGACGGTCGGAAATAATCCCACGACGTGCCCATGATCCAAAATGCGTTTTACGGTCGGCCGTCGTCCAGGTTTTGGCGTCCGTTCGACCACCGGCTCCGTAATACCCAATATCCGCAACATCCGGATCTTCTGACGGCTCGTTGGTACCCACATTTCGCCCGTTTTCATCCGTCATAAACGGCACAAAGAAGATTTTTTTTGCGGATTTCGTCTTGTATGCACCATACACCGCATCGTATTGCGAAGAATAAGTCTGCTTCCAGTAGTAGGTCGTGTCGCCACAAATCCAGGGAACCGATGACGGAGAGCCCCCGAGACACTGACCTCCGAATTCCGACAGGTCAGAACGATATTTTTCCACCATGGAATCAAACAGCCCCGGCTGAGTGGCGTATGCACCCTGTTTCAAATCAAACTCGCCCTGCATCCAGACCACTGCAAGCAGAATATTTTTAGGGTTGGCCTTCAGTGCGGCCTGAGTACGGGTAAGCAGGTCCTTGTACAGTGGCTTATCTACACCCCAACGTGCCGAGGTCTCGCTTGCGCCGGTGGATTCGCTGAAGGTACCTTCATCGCCCGCCAAAAATGCAGAACCACCACGGCAGCACGGAACCAGAAGAATACCGGCATTCGCCGGAATAAACGGCAACAATTTCTTCGCGATATGTAATCCCTGCCCCACGCATCCATACTGAGCTGCGCTGGCTTTCGGGTGTGAAAACTTACTCAAATCCTGAACATCATGCAGGCAGTGGTCCGCAGGAATAATGTCATTGTAGTTACAGGACGCACCACCCGGCGTGACAGTGCTGCGACGCGCCAGCTGTTTAATACGCGGGTCCGGACGGTCATATGTCTCCGGCAGCGGAAGCCCTTCACCATACGCCATACCGTTTGACTGCCCGGCCAGGGCAACAACAAAGTAATACTCCGGTTCGCTGGTGGTGCTGATAACTGTGCCTTCTCCATCCGACGGCTTCACCACCACAGGTGTGGTGACATCACCTTCCGCCGCAATGGCCTGCATCAGGGTATAGGGCGTGATGGCCACCGGACTGCCAAATGGCTGCCACCCCTCCTTCAGTTTTTGTGTCAGTCGTTTCGCAAGGTCTGACGGCGATGCCGCCCTGACAACATCATAGTGTTTAAATGCCATGGTTCTTTCCACCATCTGAAAAATAATTCTTTAAAATACCTGACATGTAATACAGAAAAAACACAAAACCATACCTTAAATAAAAACCTCATCATCAAGCAGATATGCATGGGTAAACTACAAGACGAGATATAAACCACCCTGCATTTAAATAAACAATAAACAACATCAGAAAAATAATTCTGCTCTATGGTTTACATTCAAAAATATCATTTATACTTTTCAGAACATCACCAGCAAGACATAAACAAGGAAACTAAATGAAGTGGATTGTGATTGATACAGTTATCCAGCCATCATGCGGAATATCTTTTTCAGTCATATGGAGTAAAATAAAATTAATAATCTGGTATCAATCGGATGCTTTCTTACCTCCTGAAAGTATATTTACACTGACTCACACAGGTATCATGCTCAATAACAAAGTGCTACCTGTAACCATTTACAACGTAGTACCATTCAATAAAACATTCTGGAATTTAATCAAAAACAGCCAGGAATGCCCTACAAATACAGATAACGTATTGAATGAATGCTTTAATAACCGTTGCACTCTGCAAATATGTCCTTATGGACTAAAACAACAAAGTCCATAAGGAGTTTACTCACATCTGACAAAATCAATATAAACAGCCCCTCCGGAGAGGGGCTGGAGAGTGGCGCTATGTGCCATTGCATGGTGCCGGGTGCCTCCCGGTGAATTCAGTACCAGCACCTGAATCCGCGATTATCCCATATACCTACTCGCTGATTGCCCCTCCGCACAGGGGGATTCACCATGCCAGTTTCTTTTAACAAATTCCCCGCAAAACAGACAACTGTCAACCGTCTGAATTGTGAGACATTTAAAAAAAAGGCCCGCCGAAGCGAGCCTGATAATAAATCTGGAGCGGGTAGCAGGAATCGAACCCGCATCATCAGACTGGAAGGCTGAGGTAATAGCCATTATACGGTACCCGCATATGGTGCCGGCTACCGGAATCGAACTGGCGACCTGATGATTACAAGTCAGTTGCTCTACCATTGGAGCTAAACCAGCATGTTTGGCGGGACAGCGTGGACTCGAACCACGATAAGAAGGTTAACAGCCTTCCGTAATGACCTTTATACGACTGACCCAAATAAAAAAAGCCACCGTTGCAACTTAAGAGTCACTAACGGCAGCTTATGCCAATAGTGTTGCTCATTTGCTCAATGATGTCAACACGTTCTATGCTACATGTTTAATTTTCTCTACACGTTTCCGGTTTTTAAACGCACTATCCAGAACCGGGTAAATCATAAACAACGAGGCATTAAGGATTTCGTCAACTTCCCGTCGACAGGTTGCGAGCGATGGTTTTTGAATGCGCCCGCCGCCCCGGCATAACATCTTGCGAGGTCTTGCGACGCGATGATAGTAAGATGCAATAGCGTGCCTGGAAGAACCATGAGCGTAGTAGCTGAGGAGGATGCCGAAGGCTTTCTTGTCAATGTACATGACGGAATCGACGACCTGAGAAATCAACATTCCATCATCATCATTGCACATTGGTCTTGTCATAACTCTTCCCGGCTCTACGCTCTCCATGAACTTCGCTATTACGCTGCTCATGCGCTTTTCCAGACGACCTGAATAAACCCATGCGCCCCACAGTTCAAGCCAGCCATTCAGCCAATCGTGCTGTTCTTTGGTGAGGTTTAGTTCTCTTATGCCCATGCGACTTCTCCCTTGTTATCTGGAATGGTTTTTACTGAGAGCGTCATGTGGCCTCACTTCTGCTGTTTCTCAGATCTTTGAGTTTCTGTTGGTACTCTGCCTTGATGGCCCTGCACTCTTCGACAGTCCAGCGATGGCGGTTATGGTTTGATTCGATTTCATCTACTGCTTCCTGCCCGATGCGGCTAATCAGTTCGACGCGATACGGAACGAGATTTCCGCTTTTGTGCTGGTTGCACACCACGCATTGCTTGTGAATATTGCGTTCATCAAATCGGAGTTGAGGTGCCGCAGCAGTTGTCCGGTAATGCCCGGCATCCCACTGAGCAGACGTGAGCGTTCCGCACGAGATACATGGTAAGTCGCGGTCTCTTTCTCTGATGAAGGCGTTTACGGCTTGTTGGGCTTGTTTAATCCAGTAACTGCGGGGCTTTAAGGCGAGTTTTCGAATCTTAAGTTTATCTTTCTGTTTCTGCTCCTCTCGTCGTCGTTTCTTCTCTGCTGCTTTTTCCGCTTTTTCTCGTTCTTTGCTTCGTCGTTCGAGTGCTAATTGAGTTCCGTGTTCCGGGCAGCACCACCACTGATTTGAGAATGCCGGGTGAAACCATTCCTTGCATATTTGTCAACGACGGATGAAAAGTGATCCAC